ACCTGTTTCAGTTCCTTCTCTATCTGAATTAGGCGGAGGACTATGGGCAAAAGGATCAGGAGAAGCCAGATATGACGCAGTTTAATTTAGACACTATGAAACTATGGCCTACCTTCGGGTGGCCTCTGTCTTCAACATCAATAGCCGCCTTATCAGTTTATGCAGTAGGCGGCTTTGATCCAAAGTTAGCATTGGACTTCATCGGTAACACGTACAGAACAGGCGGTGCAGATAGCACTCTAGCTAACAGTGTAACACATGCTCGCGCAGGACAAGCTACGATGGTAGACTCAGATGGTCTTCTCAAATGGGCTCCACATAACATAATGCCGTACTCTGAGGATTTTACTCATTCGTATTGGGACGACTACGGTATTACAGCAGTTTCAAACGCTACTACTGCACCAGATGGTACATTAACTGCCGCTAAATTAATTGAGGATTCTGGTCATCATAAACGTTTTGTTGCACAACGAAAATCACAAGCAGGGAGAACACTAGCTGTTTATGCTAAAGCCGCAGAATGGGATCATGTTTCACTAATGATTACCGATAATGGGAATGATCATTCAGCTAAGACTTTCAACTTAACATCAGGAACACTCGCAAGTGGTGTAACCTACGGTACTAATGGTTTAGTTGAAAATCCCACTATTACTTCTGTTGGGGACGGTTGGTATTTATGCACTGTTGATATTACTAGAGCAGACAATGTAATTTGGACGGCTATCTTGCCTTTTAACCAGTCTGGTGATCCTGTTAACCCAAGCCCTGCACTTGTAGGAGATGGAACTTCGGGCATCTATGCTTGGGGCGCACACGTTTACCGCAGTGACTTAGGTGGCATGGTAAACAACTCAGCAACAGGCAACAGCTACGTTCCAACCGCAACAAGTTCTGCTGTTTACCTACCAAGAGTTGGACATCACGTCTACAATGGTTCTGCTTGGGTTAACGAAGGCATCCTCCATGAGAGCGAAGCTAGGACTAACTTGGCACATCCTTCAGATATTAGTGGTGGTAGTTGGACTGGCGGAATATGGTCTAACACGACAAGGGCGGATTGGAACGGCATACCAAATGGGGCTGTGCGGATTAACACTAGTGCGACAAGCACTACTAATAGGATTTATAATCTATCCTTTGCTACAAGTGGTTCTGGTACTCATTGTTTATCTTTCTATTACAAGTCGGGTTCAACTGTTCCATTTATTCATGTGAGATATAATACTGGACCTGACATAATTGGGGTATGTATTAACACGTCAAATGGTGTACTGACTACAGGGCATTATGATGGCACAGTTGTTTCGACTGCATTTCTTACCCAAGGTGTGGTTGATGTAGGTGGCGGATGGCGTAGGTTTTACGGAACAATCTCAGAAAACGATAGCTCTCGTAATCATGACTTATTTTTCTACCTATCTACAAGTGCGACTACTACAGGTACATCATTTGGTTCTGTAAAAGCTATTGACGTAGCAGGGGTACAACTAGAAGCTGGCGCAACCCCATCAAGTTACATCCCAACATCAGGATCAACTGTAACAAGGGCGGCTGAGACACTAACAGTCCCTGCGGCTAACTTGCCTTATCCTACACCTGTTGAGACTACAGGCACTGAGTTAATTACAAATGGTACGTTTGATAGTAACACAAATGATTGGACTTCTTCTAATTCTACATTATCCGTGGACTCTAACAGATTAAAAGTTACTGACACCAGCTTTTTGGGAACTGCAAGCGCCAACTTCCCTACTGTCTCAGGTAAATTATATTTAATTACAGCAGATTTTATTCATGGCGGTACTCTCGATGCTAGGGTCACAGTTCATGATGGACAGTTTGAGTTTGGTACAGCTTTGTATAGTGGTGGATCTGACATCTCATCAGTAAGTAAAACATATTCAATTATTGTTAAAGCAGTTAGTCACACCACTAAACTAACTCTCCAAAACTTCTTTGCTACTGCTGGGGGTTTTGGTAATGCTGGGGATTATAACCTTTGGGACAACGTATCAGCCAAAGAAATTAACCCTCTTGCTTTGTCTATACAGATGGATGGTAAGGTGACTTATGCTGAAGATGGTGGTAATAACACAGCCTTGCCGTGGCGTTGGAGGCTAGATTCAAGTAACATCCTCTACAACATAATTTCAACGGCAGGTACTAGAACAGGCCAACCAAGGTTCATACAACAACAGGCAACTTCTGGCTATGATGAGGTTATTGGCGCAAACAATGTTTACAGCCCAAACATTAACGTACCATTCAACTTTGCTGGTCGTTATGGCTCTACGTTCCTTAATGGTGCGCACGAAGGCACACTACTAACAGCCAACACAACCCCTACAGAACTGCCTGACTTGTCATCTACTAACTTAGAACTTGGCTACATCTTTATGGGTACAATCGGACAGTTCCGTGTGTGGGATGAAGACTTAACAGACACAGGTATAATTGAAGCAACTGAACCATCCACTGAACCATCACTACAATTAACATTCGATGGTTCATCCACAAGCAGTTTCACAGTATTAGATTGGAGTGAATGATATGGGTACTAAGAATTTTAATAGTGCAACAGACTTAATAACATTCACCAGAGCATCAGGTGGTACAGCTTTAAGGAAAATTAGCTACGGCTCAGAGTTGGTTACTAATGGTACGTTTGATACTGATATTTCTGGTTGGTCGACTTCACATGGCACTTCGTCGAGCGAGTTTGACAATGGAACTATAAAATTAGGTCACACAGCCTATAACGGATGGGCAAGGCAAGTAGTCTCTGGCCTTGTCGTCGGAAACACTTATCAAGTTAAATTTAGTGTTACAAACGATACGCAAGGTGGTGGAGGTGCTAGAATGGTCGGAATGTACCTAAACAACTCTGATTACTCCTACATAGAGAGGTTTTTTTACACAAGAGGAGCTGTTAGGTCATACGCATTTAATTTTACAGCGACAGCGACAACCTCTCAACTACGTCTTTATAAAGGCAGTAATACTGGCGCTACAAACTTCGACAACGTATCAGTCAAAGAAGTCTTCTTCGACCAAGCTGATGGCACACTCCAACTTTTTAACCACGGTAACAACGTACCTCGCATTGAGTACGATACTACTGGTGCAGTCAAAGGTTTACTGATTGAAGAAGCTAGGACTAACTACTACCCAACTAGTACAGATACATATACTGCTTATGGTAATGGTTCTCACGTTAAAACTGTTGACTCTAGTGTAGTTAATCCAACAGGGGCTTACGGTTCTGACAAAATCACACATACGAATAATTTTGATTATTGCTACGTTGGTTATCATGGGTCATATGCAACTGTTGGTACTAAGGAAACTTACTCAGTTTATCTCAAGAATGCAGGGCATAATCATGTAAGACTTCGCATGTCAAATATGGGCGGTCATGTTAATTATGACTTTGATTTATCTAATGGAAATAGCTCACTCCCTGACATTGCTATAAACAGTGGTGCTACTGGTCATATAGAAGACGTAGGTAATGGGTGGTGGCGTTGCTCTGTCACATACACAGCAACAACCGTAAACCCTTACCCCTCAATATTTTTGATGCCCTCTGCAGACACTTTTGATATTGCACGATTCCAAGGTGACGGAACTTCTGGTGTTTACATGTGGGGTCATCAAATAGAAACTGGTGCTTTTCCTACGTCATACATCCCAACAACAGGTAGCACAGCTACTAGGGCGAAAGATGTTGCTTTTATTCCTGTGAGTGACTTTGGGTATAACCATAAGGCAGGGACTGTTTTGGTAGAGTTCAAGAGTAACAAGCCTCTTAGCGAGCAGTTTGGTGCTTTTGTTTTACATGATGGCACTCCTAACAATAGGATAATGCACATGACCGTTCCTAATCATCGTGGTTATGTTAGGACGGATAGTGGTACACAGGCAGATATAGCTGGTGGTAATAGAGGCGCAACTTCTGAACTTGTTAAATTTGCTTTGGCATTTGCCGAGGATGACTTCGCCGCTACTTCTAATGGTTCATCACCAGCCCCTGACATATCAGGAACAGTTCCGTCTGGGATAACCAGATTAGCACTCGGTAACTGGTATCAATCTTATCTCGGAAGCTACTTAAACGGACACATCAAGTCCATCAAATACTACCCTCGCAGACTAACTAATACACAGCTACAGGAGCTAACAACATGAGTGAACAATTAGAACTAGAGATGGAGATCATTAAGACTGACTTCTATCTAAAGTTGGCCTCAGAAGCTGACATGGAAACTGTATTACACGATTTCTACAAGCAAGACTACAGCACTGTAGTTGACGAAGAGACAGGCGAGGAAAGCACTCAGGTTGAGGGCGATCCTTACTTTGTCCCTAATACGGCAGACTACGCTGTGGATGTCGTCGGTACACTTTACGATCAATCAGGTGAACCAGTTACAACCGAGGATGGTCTTATAGATGTCGAGATGACTGCCCTTGATGGATGGCATGTGAACATACGTTTGGTGGGTGATGCTATGCGTGAAACTGTAGAAGCCTTGGACACACTTCATGGGGTAGAACCAGAAGTACCAAGGCGTATCTGGCTGTGAATGAGGGGGAAGGTTGGCACTTATCCAAAAGTGTCCCTGCCACCCTCCTACTCGGTCTAATCACACAAGCTGGAGCAATCGTCTGGACAGTCAGTATGATGATGTCCGACATCGACAGAAACACTCAGTCCATAGACACAGTGACTATGCGTCTGGGTGAAGTCGAAGATAACGTCCACATGAATGATATAGCTACAGCTAGGATCGATGAAAACATAAAAGCAATTCGAAAAGCTGTCGAAAAGATGGCAGACAGGAAATAAAATGATACAGTCGTTGATCAGTCCTGTCGCTGGTCTGCTGGATAAGTTTATCCCAGACAAAGACCAAGCGGCGGCACTCGCTCATGAGATAGCTACGATGTCCGAAAGACACGCCCAAGAACTGTCACTCGCCCAGTTAGCAGTGAACAAAGAAGAGGCCAAAGGTAATTGGTTTCAATCTAGTTGGCGTCCAGCTACTGCTTGGTGCTGTGTGATGGGCATGGGCATAAACTTTCTGGTTAGTCCGTTGTTAGCACCCTTAGACATAATAGTCCCACAGGCAGACATGTCAGTCATGATGCCCGTCCTTATGGGAATGCTCGGTTTAGGCGGCTTACGGACTCTGGAAAAAGTAAAAAAGGTAAACAACTAATGGATAACTTAAAAATACCATTGACGCTTATATTCGCTATGGTGATCCAATTGGCTGGTGGTATCTGGTGGGTCAGCCAACAGGCTACAACCATATCATCCTTAGAAGAAACTGTGAGCACATTAGGTTCACGGATGGCACTAGAGGATGCAATCAATACCAAACGTGATGTCAAAGAGAACCAGAATGAACTCGTCCGTATCAAAGAAGATATGGAAGATGTCTGGAGTGACATGTCAGCTATGACCGCTTCAATCGGTGAGATGAATAGCATTAAGCAACGCATAGCACTGACTGAGAACGAGATGAAATATCTTGCCAGAGAAGTGAGTAAAGGACAGCGGAAACATGAAAGAGAATTTTGATAAATGCCTAGAGATGATCCTTGAACACGAGGGAGGATTCGTAAATGACCCTATGGATAACGGGGGGATGACTAATTTAGGTGTAACCCAGCGTGTCTATAACGAATGGATAGGCCGCGAGTCTACTGAACAAGAGATGCGCGACCTGACACCTGATGATGTCGCTCCTATTTACCGCAAGAACTACGCCGACCCTATTCGCTTCGATGATCTTCCATCGGGCTTGGATTGGGCGGTTCTGGACTGGTGTGTGAATTCGGGTAGGAGTAGACCATCCAAAGCTGTGCAACGTGCAGTTGCGGCTGACCCCGATGGCTACATTGGAGGTAAGACACTCCAGCTGGTCGCTGAGAAAGACCCAGAGTTTATCATCGACTACATCTACACAGTAAGACAGGCGTTTTATGAAAGCCTATCAGACTACAAACACTTCGGGCGTGGTTGGTCTAGGCGCAACAAAGAAACCTTAGAGCAAGCATTAAGTATGGTCTAAGGCCAAAAAGAAAGGTGGTATCCATGATCTCTGGATTTCCAGTAATGATTACCGACGCTATAATGATCGGTATGTTGGCTATTTTAATTATCAAAAGAGTCTAAAACGGCATTCTTATGTCGCCACTAAATCAAAAAACACAGATTGCCGCCTTGGGTATTGCAATCTGTGTTTTTTGTATCATTATGAGGTTCGTGGGTTCTGCCTGATACTATCGTATGGGTGTTGACATATACTGTGGTATAGGTTTAGATACTTTTGTTACTTTATAGTGACATTAGGAGTGCAGTAGCTAGACAATCTTGAATTGACTTCCCTGCACTCCCCACACCTCACTTTACAGCTGTAATATAGACACCATCCTCTGAGTCCAGTGACGACATGAGGTCTAAAACTTGCTTATAATTAAGGGATATTAGCTGAAATTCCCTCAGTTCCTCACAATACTGTCTGATGAAAACTGTACCGCTATCCTCAAGGTACATCTCGACATCCTCAAACTTAGCGTCCGAATCAACAGTAACAATCTTGGTATAGTTTGATTCTATTTCGACTGTGAACATGAGAAATACTTATCCCCCTGTTCTATTGGAACTTCTATTGTAGTCCTTCGGAAGCCACATTGAGGACACTGACGTTGCCTACGCTTAGTTGGGTATCCATATTTGAAATGGGGGATGGTCTCAATAATTTGTGTTTTTATGATACACTTTGGACAGTGGGTCACACTGTCTTTCATTTCGGGCATGTGCTCACTTCCCCCTCAATATAGTCACAGACTTGCACCAAGGCCGAGGAGGCCGCTGGGCGTTCTTCTTGCCGCCCTTAGAACCTGTTGCCCTGCGGTTTTGCTGGGCTTCCCATTGATCGCCCTCGGCATATTTTCTTATGTTGAATATCTCACGCATTCTTTTGTTTTCTTCTTTTGCCACAGACATGTGCTGTAGCAATAACAGTTCTTCTCTGTCCATTTGCTTCTCCAGTTTTCATTAGTTTTGATTGTCAAAAGCCCAACTGCTAGATAACTTTCTGCTAGTTGGGCTTTTGTTGATTTAGATGTCTACGAGGTCACAGACGCCGCCAGTACAGGCTAATGTTTGTGAGCCTTTGGTTGTGTCTTCAGTTTCGAAGTGTGATAGATCAGTCCAGTCAATATTGGTCATGGCAAACGATGCCACCTCGTATTCTTCCTGAGTACAGTCTTGATAAGGTGCTTGTTCGTAGGTGTGGTCAAAGCGAGGTAAGAAGCTGACACCAGACATCTCATCGAAGTGCTTGTAGACAAACGCACCTACCTCTGCCCATTCGTCATCCCCAACTGAAACAGTCACAGATGGCTTATGGCAAGTGTAGTGACGTTGGTACATTAGCCACATCTCCAGCTGTTCAATCGCTGTCATATCATGACGTGTGACTGAGCCTTCTGGTGCTTTCATCGGGAAGCTAAAGACAGTCGTTTGCTCTGGCTTCATAACGCAAGGTTCTGATGTTACTCCTTGGTTTATGAGGAACTGAGTTAGTGGGTCTTTGTTGTCACCCCTCACAGTCCTGATGTAGTAGTCAGAGTGTCTCGCATGAATCCCACTAGAACTATCAACTAAAGAACTAACTGTACCACTTGGCTTAACCGCAGTAACTGCCGCCGCCTTGTTGATGCCTAGTTCTTTTGCGTAATACTCATTGATGTCCACAGCAAACTGTCGCCACTTAGTGAGCCTTTCTTCAAGACCAGCTTCCTTACCATTTGTCAGAGTACAGTCCATGATGCCTGTCATACTCACGCCAAGCAATGCCTCACGTTCAGTATTTTTCTTCCAGCAATCACGTAGGTACGGGAAGTGAGTTAAGGTGGCTTGGATTGTACCTAAGATAGCCGCAAGACGCACCTTGTTAGCGATTTCGCCTTCAGTATCTGTGGCTCTAATAACAGCTTCTGTAAGATTGCAGAACTGACCACCAGTTCCAACGATACCTCTGGTCTTAGTCTCGCCTTCAGCATCGGTATATTCCTCAAGCTGTTGCCCTAATAACACGATTTCCGAACATGGATTCGTGCCAAACTCCCACATGTGATCTCTTATGCCTTCACGTTTAGCTTTGTCTCTAGCCGCCTGTCTATTGAAGATACCACGTTCACCAGAGCCAGAGGCCGCTAGTGATGCCCATTCCTTCATGAAGTCAACACCGCTGGGCTTACTTTCGAATGCCACTGAGTTGTTAGCAAGAGCATGGTGTGGGTTGTCGATGTACCATTCGCCTGACTTAGCTGTCCTCATCTCATCGTCCGATAGGTCACTTAGGCTGATCATCGCTGAACGTCGCACTCCACCGACGATCACTATGGAGCCTATCATGCACATGATGCTGTGGACATCCAAAGGTGATAGCTTGCTACCCTGCTTTTTCTTGAAGGTTTCAATAGTGTGCTCAAACAGTTCAACTAAAGGCTGTGCACCTGATGCTCTTCCACCAAATGTTTCCAAACGTGCACCAGCTGGTCTAACTTTAGATGTGTCCCAAGATGGTATCCTTCCAGCATACAGTTCTGAGATTAGTTCTCTATAAGCAGACGCCCAGCCCTCTTTGCTGTCTTCTACTTCAATTAAGCAAGCACCAGCTGTAAGTCTGGGTACTAATGGAAGGCTGTTTGTATATTTCTTCTCAACCGAAAAGCCTACACCAGTTCCACAAAGGAGAATGAACAACACCTCATCAAAACAGCGAACGTGGTCGATAGGTGTGTACGAGCAATTATATCCGCTTGTATTGTCTCTCGATAAAGCCTTGCCAGCTGTCATCAATGCTCTCATAGATGGCATCACATCAAGGTTTAAGATTGCCTCTTCTATTTCACTGGCAACATGCTCATGGATGCGAGGCCTAACCACGTTGTCCATGTAACGAGAGACAGTTTCAGTCCAGCTTTCACGCCTTCCCTCTTCCTCTATCCAACGCGCATAACGGCTGGTGTGGATGAATGCTTGGTAGTCTGTTGGTAATAAATTATTCATGGTGTTTCTTCTTTTTCTTCAATGAGGGTGATGAGGCGATCCAAGTACCAACGGCACTTCTTTAAATCTTCCACGGGTTTCTTTTTGTAAGGCCAACGCCAAAGGTACTTGAAAGCATTCTGCCAGAGGTAGGCATTGTGACCCCAAACCAGTGAGCCATCAGCCATCGCTTGCATGGCCTCAATGCACTCGATTGACCCAGTGTTGTAATGCGGTGGTTTGTTGACGACATCTATCTTGATGGTTTCCATAATATGACCTCTCCTTTTTCATCGTCCCAGTCCTGACAGCGCAAAATGCGAGCCATACGAGCCTGTGTCAGCGCGTAGTCAGCTGTTAGATTTTCTTTTTGATATTGATTGACGACAGCATCCCAAGTTGGGCGGTTGCCTAGTATTTTTTCGGCTGTCTTAATGCCTACTTTTGGACACCCACCATAACCATCGGTCATGTCACCCATGAGGGCTTGGATGAGGAAGTTCTTATTGGCTTCCATGTCACTGATAACCAGACGTTCATTCGCCTGTGGTCTAAATAGACGACAGGGGATTGTCTTCATGTCCTTGTCATCGCTGACAATGATGGCCTCAGTGTTTGGCATCGAGCCCATGATGCCCATGACATCATCGGCCTCTAAGCAGTCCACAAGAATGCTCTCGTATTCTGCCATCGCCCACTCAACGAGTGCTTTGTACCCAACGGGCTTTCGGACTTTCTTTCGTCCACCCTTGTACGTGTCTAGTATCTCCTTACGGAAATTGTTTTGACCAGAGACTGTCAAGACTACATCTTTGACAACTAACTCTTTCTTGAAACCATCTATTGTTGATTTGAAAAGTTTCTTTGCGGCCTTGAGGTCGCTTGATAACGACCATATGTCATCTCCCCAGTCGATCTCTTCCTCAACCGCAACTGCGGCTTTAAATAGGAATAAGTCCCCATCAATGATGAGTGTGGGTTTTGTAAATGACTTCTTTAAGTGTACTGCTGATTTCTTCATGAATATCCTGTCCATCTGGGGTCACGAACCAACGATTGCCCCAGCTATCTTCATCTAATTGTGTGGTGATGAAGCCCTCACTTGCCGCAATGGCAACGTGAAGTGCTCCAACTCTTGCGAAGTCACTTTTGACAGTGAACGGCTTTCGCCAACCTCGATCTATGATTACAAAAAGAAGTATTAAGTTCTCTAAGTATTCACTCTTCTCAATGTGTGTCAGCCCAAGTTGCGCCCACGGAATATTCTGCCGCAGTGGTAATGTTAAGTCCGAGAGCAACCCCAGCTTCTTGTGCCATTCTTCCAGCGATACACCCGACTTCATCGGCTATCTCCTTTGTTTTGCAAGCGATCTGCATTTCGTCATGGATCATGCCCATTATGAAAGCGTCCTCGCCATATTTTGATTTGATTGTGTCGTAGGTCATCATGAGCCACTGTTTCGCCACTATCGCCCCAGCTGACTGGAGTAATTGTGAGAGGCAACGATGCTCCGATCTGACCCTTAATTTGCGCCCATCCAAACCTTTGATGTAGCCCCTTGAAGCCGCTGTCTTTAGGTTCTTCTTTAAAGTAGCAAACGCTGGGACATTCTTATCGAAGTTGTCCTTGAGTTGTTTGCCCCTCTTAGCACCACCGCCAGCGATAGCCCCAATCAACTGATCACCTCCACCATAAAGCGTGGAATAGAGCCAGCGTTTCGAGAGATCACGGCTGGCAAGCCCAGTCATTTTCTGGTTGTAGCTGTGTATGTCACCATCCACGACTACCTTCGCATACTCACCGCCATCATAAGGATGTAAGTAAGAAGCCATCAGGCGGATTTCGATTCCAGAAAGGTCAGTACCGCAGATGACCCAGCCCTTTGGTGCTGTGAATAGTTCACGGCATTCTTTTCCATAGGGTGAGTTAGCAGACGGAATTTGCTGGAGATTCGGAGAGGTGGCTGTCATTCTCGAACTGACACATCCATTACTGTTAAGCCTATGGCGTAGTCTGCCATCAGGACTGCATCGCTTCATCCATGCGGCACTGCCCTCTGCCAGCATCCCGATCCTCTTTTGCAAGAGGAAGAAAGACGCTAACCTTTTGGCCTCTGGATACGGAAGAGAATTTAGTATTTTCTCATCGATCTTAGCTTGACCATTCGGTGTGAACTCTTTGGGACGCCACTTGTACTTATCGACTAAGCACTTCTGAATGTGGACGCGAGAAGCTGGGTTAAAGTAGACTGTCTTAGACTTAACAAACAACTCACCTTTGACATACCCACGCGCCTTGTTATTGACTTTAGGATAGAAGTCTTCAGTCACTTCCCAAGATGGAAACAGTTCCTTCAAGTCTTCCTCAATGGTGTGCCTTTGTTGAGCTAGATAAGCATAGAGTTCACCAGCTTTCTTCTCATCAAAAGTCCATCCATTGTTGCCAATCTCACGGCAGATAGAAGCCATACGATGCTCAAGGTCGATAGACTTCTGAGTAGGCTCAGTCTTCATCAACTTCTTGTATAACGTATCAGTAACCTGAGTATCTTGAACGCAGTATGAAAGCATAGTTTCACTATAGGCTTCCCACCCACCATCGTAGTCATCTTTGAAGTCACCAAGGCGAAGACCCCAAGCCTTTAGGCTGTGGCTTCCCCAGAGTTTCTTTGGGAACTTAGCGACACTGAAGTTGCGTTCAGCATCCTCATTAAACATGTCGCCATGTATCAGGCGCGAGAGAACTAAAGTATCAGTTACCTTGGCCTTAGTTGACCACTCAGGGAATACAATCTGTATCGCTGGTATGTCGTAGTCTATTATATTGTGACCAATGATCTCATCAGCATTCGCTAGTAGCTCAAGTGCGTCCTCGATCTGATCTGGGTTAAACGTGCGTACCTCGCCAGTGTCCACCTCACGGCAGACAATGCACCAGATAGTATGAATGGTATCTAGGAGGCCATTGCTCTCTAAATCAAAGCCCCACCGACTCATCGCTTATCACCAGAGCCCTTCAAGACACCACGTTTCTGGCGAGATGTCAGCTTTTCGTGGTTCATTGCCGCTACCTGATTAAGAGTTAAACCGAGGTCTTTTGAGAGTGCCGCGATGTACCAGAGCACGTCACCTAGCTCATCGCATATCTCAGCTTTCTTCTGCGCTGGGATTGTGTCCATGCCATCAAAGGTTACATCCTGATCACGAATTAGCTTTTTGATTTTTCCCAATACCTCGCCAGCCTCGTTAGCGAGACCCAATGCAGGGTAGATCGTCTTCCACTTGTAGATCATCGTTTTAGCCGCATCAGCTTGGTATTCATTCATTGTGTATTCATGGATTCCTGTAGTGTTCATCGAAATAACTCCCCTTGGGCATTGATCTGCCTCGTTGCTTTGAAAATTTGTTGGTTGCGCCCATAGGGACTTTTTCGCTTACCAATGACTGTGATAAGCCCAGCGTCTTTGAGCCATTTGAAGTGGTTCGTGATTGAACCATATGGCATGTGCTTGAGTGCAAGCTGTACTTGTGCACTGATGCAACCTTTGTCGCCAGCGGCTTGAATGACATCAAAGACCATTCTTGTGTTTCTAGTTAAATCTGTGTTTGCATACGCCTCGCGAGACGTGCTTGATAAACCACGCATACGTGTTCCTTTGCTTTACTAATGTTTGGGGTTGGGGGGTGGCTTAGAAGCCGAAGTTATCATCGACAGCCGTTAGTCTGCCTGTCTCTGAATTGTACTGGAGCGTATCTGCTTGCCCCAGAAAACCAGTGTGTCTGTTTTTTAGGATAGTAAGTTGTCTTTTGCCTGACGTGGGGTCTTCCTCATCCACATTCAAGGCGATACAGAACCAAGCCAGCTGTGCTAGGCTATGGCTTCCACGAAGCTGTGACAGCTGGGCTTTGTCGCCACCTTCATGACCTCGTTCAGACTTTGGCCTCTTGAGGTGGGACACAAGAACTAGAGCTAAATCCAATTCGACACATAAAGTAGTTAACGTGTGCATTATGTGATCTATCAGAACCCTCTCGTTGTCAGAGGCTCCAGCATACGAACTTACGAGAATACTAATGTGATCTAAAAAGACGACATCACAGCCGAGGCCGTGCTTCATGTATCTTATGCGAGAACAAATAATATCTAAGTCAAACGTGCCCACATGATCAAATAAGTAGATTTCGCCATTTAACACCAAGTCATCAAAACCAGCTTTTACCTCATCTACTGTCGCGGCCTCTGGATCAATGACGATGTTCTTGTTTATGTGGAGTCCTACTAGCCCCTGCGAAGTTCGCTTGGTGTTTTCCTCCAACATCAACATGCCTACAGTTGAGCCTGTCATATGCAAATGATAGGCGATCTCGCGCACTAGAGTTGACTTCCCACACCCAGAGCCACTGACAAGGGTTGTGATGCCCCTCATGCCTTTAGTCATGAAGTTCAACCTTGGGTAAGGATACTTGTAAGGGCTTTCAGCATCTGGTGTTGCAACAGTCTCACGCATGTCAGACATCTGGACTATGCCATCTGGCCTGTAATCAGCGGCCTGATGAATTGCACTGATGATTGCTCCAGCTTCACCTTTGACTAGACACTCATTGGCGTCCTTGTGAGGCAACACTGCAATCTTAACTTTGCCAATTGGCAGAACTTCAGCACATTCTGTAGCGGCCTTACGCCCTGCTTCATCCTGATCAAACATTAAGATTATCTCTTGGAAGCCATTAAGGTAATCAATGTTTTCCAGAAGGTTTTTCTTTGCGCCCTGTGCGCCATTTCTCACAGACACTGTGGCGAATTTATGCTGTTGGATTTGTGATACGCTCATGGAATCAAGTTCGCCCTCGCAAACCACGATCTTCCTTCCAGCTGTCCACATGTGCATACCGAAGAGGCCATTGATCTTCCCAATGGTCGGGAAGTCTTTGTCTTTTGTTCGTATCTTCTGGCCTGTGATTGTGCCTTTGGCATCCTTGTAGTTAGCCACTTGAATTGGTTCGCCTTTGCTGTTCTTGGTAACAAAGTATCCGAACTTACGGCATGTCTCTTCAGTCAGCCTACGAGACCTCAACTCCATGAAATCACCAGTCAGGAAGTTGGTGTCTATCTTTGGCTTTTCGCTGGGCTTCTGTTCCCCGTCAGCTGGTGTACGTTTCTGACAGCTGAAGCAAAAGCTGTGTCCATCAGAGTAGAGGCTGTTTGCATCCGATGACCCACAGGCGTCACATGCTTCATGAGACACAAAAGTGCTCTCTTCTTGTTCATTCATTTGTTCGTTCCTTTAGGTGGGTTGTTGACCCAATAAATTGTATTTGGTGGCGTGATGCCCCACATGAACCAAGCATTCCCAAAGTGGGGTGAGCCTTTACCTGTGAAATCAACTCGGTTGTTGTAGACCAGTGCAGACATTCCATATTCCATGAACAGGTTGCCCCTGCGTTTACCTTGGAAGGCGGCGACAGGAAGAAACAAAGCAAACGGCTTTTGAAGGCTGTAGCAGTGTTCTATGAAGTCATCTTTTTTACTGTATGGGGGGTTTGTGATGATACCATCGTGGACATCATCTTGAGTTGTACTGAAGAAATCTTTGCCTTCAGAACCTACAATACTGTAGCCGCTTTCGTTAAAAGCATCGACTATCAAACTAGACTTTCCACTGGTTGCCTCATAGTAGGTCTTAGACTTGTCTAGGTATTTGAGTATCGGCTGTATTTGATTTGTTGGCGTGTAGCATTCATCGCTTGCTTCATTCGTAGCAAGTCGTCTTACTAATTCTAGTGATGTCATTATTGCTTCCCTTAAAAAGAAAAAGGGCGATCCGAAGACCGCCCTTGGCTCTCTTTATTTGGCTTGCTTCATGCCCTCATGGCATTCTTCAATCCACTCATCTGGAATCACTTTATGTGCCCAAGTGAAACCATTCTTGATGCAGAAGTCTGCATAAGAAGTCTTAGACCCCTTATACAGCTTCGCGTTGGCATTCTGGAAAAGGAAACGTAGGTCTATGTTAGGTAGTTGCTTCTTAATCAACACATGTTTCTGTCGATCAGCTGTCACCCATCGTCCTTTGGTTTCTAAAAACCATACACCACCAGCCTTTGGGAGAATAAAGTCTGGGGTGTACTTGGCAGTCCGCGATGGGATTAAGTATGAAAACCTCTCGGTCTCGTAGGTAAACGGAATACCTAGTCTCCTGAGTTCTTCAGCAACACCAACTTCAAGTCCAGACCTGTAGCCTTCCTTGATGCCTCGGTAATTCCGACGATTAAAAGTCAAAGTTGTCTTCATTACCGATTGGTTCAAATGCTTCATCAATCGCTGAAACATCTACAGTGAAGCCACCTTCCTCGATGGCATCAAAGCCTGACCCATTCATGCCTTGGGTAGCCTCTACTATCTGACAGCCTTGTAGTGTGATAGCCACACCAGCTGAACCAGAGACCTTATAGACATTAAGGTAGCCTTTGAGTTTCAAACGGCTTCCACCGCCTATCTTTGGAAGTTTGTTTACAGGCACAACTTGACCAGCTGTGTCAAAGAAATCGGGTTGGAACTTAGACTGTAGCTTGAAAGCCACTTCCCCAGTCTCTTCATCCTTCACATAAGGAACTCTGTAATGGGCAGACCCATGTTCAGCTTTAGCCGCATCTTCAATCTTCTTAATTAAAGGCTTTGCGTCTTCGGCAGACAGCAATAGTTCTGTCTTATACTTACCTTCAGAGTCAAAGGCAGTATCTGGTTTATTAAGGTGGGGGTACTTAGCCACTCCAATAGGAGTCACAAAGTTAATCTTTGGTTTTTTAGCCATACTTTTGTCTTTCTAAAGTAAAAAAGACCACCCATAGTTATCTATGGATGGCCTTTCAGTTTGGGAGAATGAAGTCCCTAGAGTCCAAGGAGGAGGAAAGTGAACTCAGGGGCTTCTTAGGGGTGACATAAGTATTAACTAAAGCAGAATTGGCTCTCCCGTATCAGCTGTAAGTCTAGGTTTCCCATCTCTGGAATTGGCTCTACTCCAGCTTTCTCGAAGTCATTGGGATGGTCTAATTGCTGTCTCAGTTCTTCTTGCCATTTAAGCAGTAGGTTCTCAGACTGGTACATCTCAATATGTGCATCACGAACACCATAGTAGAGGTCGTCAACATCTCCAGAGATTGCAAATGAATCATGTATCATAAAGAAATCTTGGCAACCGCCCTCACCCTGCCCGTCAAACTGATCGCGCAACCTGACAATGGTTTTAGCCATGCCAGAGGCATCGAGCGAATGTATATAGTTAGCCGCAACGCTGGCTGTGTTCTTCCTCACATCCACCTTGCCTGTATCCATCGACAAAGAAACCTTTGACCTAGTTCTCTCGCCTACAGCTGTATCGAATAGAAAGATTTTAGTCTCCACCCTGTCCCTCTTTAGGTAGTTGTGGAAAACTCTAAAGCCACTTGGGGAAGTCCAATTGACCAGCTTATTCTGCTTACTGAGAACATTGGTGCAAGATTGAATCCACTTCATTGCTTCAGCCGCCTTTGGCAGTGTTTCAACAATGCTGTCGTAACAGTGTTCAGCAAGGTAACGAGCCGCAACCTTTCGCTCTTTGTTAGTCCTAGCAATCGGATGGAACTCGATGTCCCCGTAGCTCACGTCACGCTGTAGCGGTTTCATTACGTCTTCCATGAATTGTCCAGTCATACCAGCCGCAACGGAACTATAGGCAAATACCATTGATGGTCGTTTTGTCAGGCGTCGATCCACACCATAGTCCAGCCAAATACGCGCCAGTTCTGCTTTAGTGATGGGGTTCTTTCCAAAGGCACTGGGGTCTTCCAAGTCAGCCTCAAGTCTGCCTGTAACCTTATCAGCAACAGTCTGGTAAAGGTCAGCCATTTCGGCCTGTGGTACTAGGTTACATAGCCTTCCCTCGTCTTCTCCGAGGGTTAGCATGGAATAGTGCTGGACGCCCGAATTGGTGCCATCCAGAGCGTAAGGGATGTACCCCACAAACTCATCGCCCTCTTCAATAAACCTCTGGTATTCGAAAAGTGCGGCGAGAAACTGAAAAGGCTTGTCGGCAGTATTCCATAGACCCAGACTGGACTTGTAGTCTTTAGCCATGTCCAAAAGCCAGCCCTCGTTCCTGTCAAACCAAGCCACACGTTCATCCAGTGGTGCTTTGTCGATTTTCTCAAAGCCGCCACAGTTGGCAATGTGTATCTTGAGCCAGCGAATATTCTGACCCTCGACTATGCGTCCCCTTTGAAACTGGAAGAGTGACTTAATGTGGTCGTCTCTGTGGTAGTTAAACGATGGAACCATATTGAAGCGGCCTCTGAAATCACAAGCCCAAGGGATCGTAAAGTAATCAAAGATTACCAGCTCATTAGCTACCATTAAATCCTGCTTCATGACAGCTTCAGCACCCTTTACCCTGCGGTCAGTGTTTCGCCATTCGCGCTGGTCTTCCTTGATTGCCTTTTTCAAGTCCTGATCCATTGTCATGTGGTCTTCTGGTAGCTTTGGGAAATCTGGAGTATCTCGCTTTGGGAACTTACCGAAAGAGTGCCTACATTCCCAGCACCATTCTACAACTTCCAGCATCTCCTCATTGATGCAGAGCCTAGTTTCTTGCAGTGCATTGAGTGCTCTGAAGTGCTCTGGGGTTTCACCCTTGAAAGAGTGCTCTATGGCCTCAATTTGCTTGCTAGATGCCCCTCTAACTAACTTGACTGCCTCTGCCAGCCGCCAGTCCTTATAAGCCCCTGTGTGGTAGCCATCCCAAGGTCTAGGGGAGTCCATCGGAATTGGCTTTAGAAGCGGCTGTGACCACTGCAAGTAGTCCTTGCTCTTCTCAAGTTGCTCTTGTGCTTCCTGAGTAAACGCAAGTCTTGTGATGCTGTTGGTTGGGGTAGTGAACTGGGTGTCCTTTTCGAATATGTGGCAATGCTGAAAGATAGCCGAGAGAACTGGGGCGGCGTTGGCTGTCCTTCGCTTCAAGTGCATCTTTCGATCACCCTTTTTCTCAACAGTTCCAAAGTAAATGGACTTGGTGCCATTCTTGGTGGCTATGCTCCTGAGTGCCTTCAGTCGGATGTGTGCCGAAGTGTGGGCTTCACTGACCATCTTGACGATCCGCCTGTTGTTCTTGTTGGCTTCCTCATCATCACTGTGTAGTAGTTCCAAGGCCAGACATTCTCTATCAATTAGGCTTCCAATTTCTTGAGTGACATTGCTTAGAGTGCTGTCTTTTAGCACCGCATTATAACAGCACTGTAAGCCGATCAAGGCCAGCTGTCTTGGGTCTAGGTGCATAAGATCATCAAGCCATGTAGGGCGTCTTCCTTTGCCCTTACGTGCGGCTTCAATGTCCCCTGCAAGACCTTCTGCCACAACATCCAAAACATTCTTCAGCTGTTGGTATTCTGGGGCTTGCTCAGTAACGTCTTTTGCTCCTGTGTACTTTGCTTCCCACTTTTTCTGCCCGTCTTCCCTCATAGTCTCGTTGTAGATTTTTGTTACTGGGTTGGCTTGCTTGCCACCTCTGGTTTTATCGTCGTTGTTCATTTTACTTCCCTTTTCTTGAACTTACAGTCCAAACAAGTCGCCTTGCTTGGCTTGCGGTGTAGTATTCTTCTTAGCCTGTGCTCCCCTCATCAACTCAGCCATTGATCGCATCGTCTGGGGTTCACTCTTGATATATTTGCGAGTCGTGTTTAGGTCTCTATGGCCTAAATAAGCCCCTATCAGTTCACTGTTATATGCTCCTGAGTTTGCTAGAGTGGTGGCGCAAGTGTGCCGTGTTGTGTGGAAAACATAACGCTCATCGTTGCCTAGGATTGCCCTTCGCATCTGCTTCCAGCCTCGATAAAATAGCTTGCTGTTCCAGTCCTTTGAAATGTCCGTTCCAAGGCTCCTGATTGACGACAAGGCTTCATCCGTTAATGGGACTGTTCTTGAGTCACCATTCTTCGTGTCTGAGAGAAAAACACTCCAGCCACCAGTTTCGTCTTGTATCAATGTGCAATTGTTTATCTTCCTTATTTCACCAATTCTCATTCCAGTCTGAATGCCTATGGTCAAATAGTGCTCCAAAGATTTGAAGTCGGCACTTTTACGAAAGTATTCGGACATTAAGGCAATCTGAGACTGTGTAAAGTATAAAGGCCGCTGGTTTCCTTTGACCTTCCGATACTTAAATTTGGGTACGTGTGAGATGTGTTCTTCAGCCACTGCGTGACCAAAAACCTTAATGATCATTGCCCCGTAGTGGTTAATAGTATTGTTAGACAGCCCCTGTTCTGCGAGGTGGTCAAAGAACTTATGAATGTGGCTGGGCTTGTAGTCAGTGATCAAACGGGTGTCATAATCAGAGAAAGCCGCGAATCTCTCAGCCTTGCCAATACTTCGCGCCCTGTGGGCTCTGCCATCCCAGATCAACTTGCAATCCATCTCGACTAAATCAAGGAAAGTTAGAGTAAGTGTCATTTTGAGTCTCCTTTAGTTTCATGCTTGATTGCATGAGAAAACCCAACGCCTAGACGCTGGGTTAACTGATGTAATCAGCTGGCTAGTTCTCGCTGTATCTTTAGACCCTTGAGAAGCATTGCTTCAGCGTCTGCTTTCTGACCCCTTCTCAATCTCTCGTAAGCCCAAGAGACCCAGCCAGCGGCGTCGTGAGATAAGACCTCTGGTCGCTCGGCTGGGGTTGGCTCTGGCTTGCTCTCGACTGCCATTGCTCCCACTGAGTTTTGATTTAGGAATGCCAGCAAGTCAGCCTTCATTACTGGGACATCAACCTCAATGTATTTACCACCAAGTTTCCTAGCGTCTGACTGAGTGCCAGCCCAATCGCCGCGTTTGTTTGTGTAAAGTCTCATTTGCTTCCCCTCTTCATCAACTCAAGAATGGTCAGCGAAAGATTGATTTGCTCCAGTAGCTCATCTTTCTTCTTTCCACTTTGGTGGAAGCTAAGTTTGCTGTTCTTGATGTAATCATAAGAGGCTTGCAATGAAGCCTGACAGTCTGCCAGTGCTCCATTGATCAGTTGAACCTTGTTCACTTCGAATCTATCGCTTCTCATTTGCTTGCTCCCATTCCTTCATAAAGTTTGTTGACCTCATACAGGTCATTGCCAATCTTGGTGACGAACCCAGCTTCCAGAGCCTTCTCAACGATCTGATCAGCATCCAATTCAAAGTTGAAGTTAGGGGCTTGAGACATAAAAAGTGTCTTCTTGCTGTATGTATCTTTTACCATTCTTTTGTTCCTTCAGTTGTTGTAGTGGCTAAGTCCACTTGATGCGCCACGCCGAAACATGGCGGCACAAGTAGGCTCAGACACTCAAGTGACCTGAGACAACAACTATGATTGAAACTGCGACACAGAATAAAAGGCCAAAGTCTGACCAGAATTCACGAGTAGACATGCGGTTGATAAGGTCTCTCATGATAGCACCCCATAAGGCTCAATTTGCATCATCATCTTGAGTGCACCACGTTCGGCAGTCTTATAGCTACCATAAGAACGCGCCTTGATCACCTGACCGACTGGGTCAGCCTCGGTTGCATTGGCAATAATAGACACCCAATAGCTTGAGCCGTCTTGGGCGTAGCCACTGTTATCATTAAGAGTTGCTTTAAGTGTGCCCATGTAAAGGGTCTTTGGCTGTGAGTTGCTCATGACTTCGCCCCTACCAAGATTAGATCAGTGTAGGCGATTGATCTTCTCAGTGTGCTATTGAGGTTAAAAGACGTAAAGACCCAACCAGCTCCAAACTTCTTTCCTCTGTACTTATCGGCAAATGCTGGGCGAACTCTGCGACCTCTACCATCTCGGAACATATAGCCAGCAAAATAGTAGCGAGGGTTTCCATTTACATCGTTGTTGATCTTGACTGCTTCAATCTCAATAGCTTCCGCTAATTCAATGTTGTCCTCATTGTTTAACTGCTCGTCACTACCAGCAACAACCACCTCTTGCCCATCATCCTCAATATAGACAACAGTGTTAGGGTTTAAGAATATCTCGCGGTTGATGTCGTCGTTGTTAGTACATGAGTAACATTCAGCCCCAAAGTCATCCTTTGGGTTGTAGTGGTTCTTAGTGAATGAAGAGATTGCTAGTGTTTTGCGTCTGAACTCTGCGCCTTCAGGTAGGTGCTTGAGTGCTATGGCATGAAATGAGATACCTACAAAGTGCTGTGTGTTTAATACTTTAGTTACGTTTGTCATTCTTTCGTTCCTTCTCTTGGTTGAGAAGGCGTGAAGTTGATGACTTAATCCCTGACCCTTGTCGGGTGGAGGAAGCGACTGTCTCCGCTTGGTGTCTTGGGGGAGTTACAGTCCCCTGCCACACCTTGCGGCCTGTCGCCCTATAAGTATCATCGGGCACACGCCTTCGATTACCCAAGGATTACCAGTTGGTGAGT